CGGTCTCGCCGGCGCGCGAGACCGAGGAGCCGGAGACGAGCGAGCGGAAGTTCACCGTGGATGATACCTACTAGGCCATGGTCCAGCTCTCCTTCAACGTCCAGGGGCACGTGCAGCTCTCAAGAAACATGAGGATATTCATGGAGAAGCTCACCGACCTCCGGGAGTTCTTCGTGGCCGCGATCGCGATCGTGGAATCCCGCAGCGACCAGCTGTGGTCCGCGGAGGGGTCGAACGTCGAGAAGGCGAACCCGTGGCCCCCGCTCGGAGCGAGAACGCTCCGGGCGCGCGAGAAGCGCTGGGGGTACTACAGGAAGGCGCCATCCAGGCCCGGCGTACTGCGCTGGACCGGAAACCTGCAGGACAGCCGCGCACGATCATTCTCGGACAAGTTCGGCCGGCTGGAGTTCTCCATGCCGTACGCCCCCTACCATCAGCGGGGCGGGACCAATCTCCCGAGGAGGGTGATCGTGGACCTCTCGAACCCGACGAACGCAGAGATCGTCCGCGCCCTGCAGGACAAGGTGCACCGCGACGTCGGGATCTTCGGAAGGCAGGCGTGACGTTGGAGGGAAGGCTCGGTATCTACCCGGAAACTACCCCCGGGGAAAAGCGGGTTCGACTCCCGCCTCCAGCGATCCATCGACGGACGTCATCCGGGGGTTTATACTTCCCGGCATGTCGAACGGCCGCCAGGGATCGGAGGCGAGGGCGCACCACGAGTCGCTGTACAGGAAGACCGTCCGGGACGTCGTCGCCGGGATCAGGGCCGGCGAGTTCACGGAAGCCGCCGTTCCCCGGCACCTCGAGCAGCTGTGTGCGGAGCTCGCGCAATGCGTCGAGCTTCTCCTGGTCTCCCCGGAGTTCTACCAGGAGCAGATGGAAATCATCTCGCGCGAGGTCAAGGAGGTCATGCAGTCGTGACCCCGTGTATAATTCGAGCTAGTATTCCCCACTCATCCGCATGGCATCTCGCATCTACAACGCGGCACTCGCCGCGATCATGAACGGGACGATCGACCTCAACAACTCGGACCTGCGCGTGGCTCTCGTCATGACGAACACCACGGCGGACACTGTGAACGACGCGATCGTGTACGTCGGGGACATCGGGACCCTGGACGAGTGCGACTCGTCAGGATACGCCCGGCTCCCGCTCGCCGACGAGTCCGTCGCTGTAGTGGACGGATCGGACCTCGCCAAGTTCGACGCCACCGACCTCGTCTTCACCGGACTCGGCGGGGACGCCACCCGGCAAATTCAGGGGGCCGTGATCTACAAGCACGTCTCCTCGGACGCGGACAGCCCAGTCCTCGCGTACATCGATTTCACCGCACCTCTCGCCACCACGGCCGTCTCCGTGACGCTCCCGTGGGACGCGGCTGGCATCCTTACGATGGCCCAGGCATAGCATGGCGACCGTCCCCACCATCACCGCGACGGCGGTCCTCGGAACGGAGGAAACGGCTACGATCGCCGCCGTCGCGGCGGCCGTCACCGTCCCCACCATCACCGCGACGATCACCTGATCCTTGCGCCCCTGCCCGGCGCGGCGGATACTATCTGCGTCCCCCACAACCTCATGAGAATCATCAAGCTCACCCAGGCCCCGAAATGGAACGGCAAGGCCCCGACCGCGGCGGAGTTCCTCCGCGCGCTCAGGAGCCAGTCGTACATGATGGAGTTCTGCGCGTCCCTCGTGAACAACTACGCGAAGGGGAAGCTGTGGGACGGGACGATCGACCTCAACACCAATGACATCCGGGCGGTCCTCTGCATGACGAACACGACCTGCGACACCGAAGCGAACGTGCAGAACACCGGGGCCTTCACCACGCTCGACCGGTGCGACGCAACGGGGTACGCCGACGTCGCGCTCGCCGACGAGGCGGTGAACATCGACGAGGGGAACAACCGGGCGGAGTTCGACGCGACCGACGTCTCCTTCACGGGCCTTTCCGGGAACGCTACCCGCGCGATCCAGGGCGTGCTCCTGCACAAATTCGACACGAATGACGCGGGATCCCTCCCGATCGTGTTCGTGGATTTCGCATCCGACATCCCCACGACCGCCACGCAGATCGACATCCCCTGGGACGCCCAGGGAATCATGCAGGCGGCCTAGTTTCCATCTTTCCCCACCACACCATGCCAGCGGATACGCAAGCGGACGACCGGAAGTTCGAGGCCGGCCAGGAGGTCGAGACCATCCACGGCGAGAAGCTCGTCGTGCTGAAGGTCGACGTCGTCCTCGTCAAGAGGGGCGGCGTCCCCACCGGCGAGACACAGCGGCGGATCCTCGCGAGGAGCGGAGACGCAGACTGTTGGTTCCCGACGAAGCTCATCAAGTAGGGCGGGGGGTGGTAGACTAGCTGGCGATGCAGCCGCTTACCTGGAACGCGAATCGGCGGGAAGAAATCGGCGGCCGCGCGACGGACGAGTTCAGGATCAAGTGGGTCAACTTCCTCGGGCCGGACGGATCGTGGAAGCCCATCGACTGCGCCCTCAAGGAGGACGAGCGCGGCTTCTCCGTGTCCGACGCGCCCTTCTCGTTCTTCGCGCCGAAGTACAGCGACGAGGAGGCTCACTTCGAGAGTAACTGCCGGTATGACATCTTCCGCAAGGAGAATATAGCCGACGCGCCGTTCGGGATGCGGATTTCCGCCGTCGGCGTCGCCAGGGTACGGGGAGAGGTCTTCGACATCGACGGCAACGGGCGGGGCGATGCGGTGATCTACCGGAACGCGTACCCGCAGTGGAGCGCAGACCTGATCTACTACGTAAAGCACGGCCGGGCGCCACGTCTGGAGAAGCTGGTCCGCTTCAACTCGCGGCCGGCGACGGCACCGACGCCGGAGTTCCGGATCTGCTACACGGGGGAGCACACCGCGAAGGTGGAGCGCGAGTTCGGATCCTTGCCTCCGGAGAGGAAAATGGCCGTCCAGAGGCATCTGGAGAAGGCAGGAAGGGAGGGAGCGAAGGGGACGAGGGAGGCGGCCATGTCCGGACGCAGGGAGTTCCTGGCGGCCCTGGACGTGATGAGGGAGGTCGTCGTAAGCCAGACCCGCACTAACCGCTCGATCGCCGTCCGACCGAACGGATCGGTGTCCGATATGCGCGGGGTCGGGATGAAGGACTTCTACATATGGGACAGCGGAGAACCGGAACGCAGGAAAAAGCAAAGGATCGAGGTGGAGTTTGCGAGAAGCGGGGACGCGTGGATCATCAGGAAGCTCATTCCACAGAGCTTCTTCGACGGCGCCGTTTTCCCCGTCTTCACAGACACCACGAGCACGTTCTATCCGGACCCGCACACGGAGACCACCTCTTGCGACGGAGTATCCTACTATGGAACAAGCGGGTCGACCTCCTGGTCCACTGCGCACGACACCGGGACCGGAACCTATGGAGGAGCGGATGGGCTGGTCTCGGGAACCTATCACGGGAACTGGATCTTCTACGACGCGGGAAACTGGCTTCGGATTAGCCGTTGCTTCCTGCTGTTCGACACGTCGGCGCTCCCCGATGGCGACGACATCTCGGCGGTCACGCTCGGTGTCTACTTCGAGGACCAGGACACTGCGCACGACACCGGAACAAACGCGAAGTTCTACGTCACCTCCTCGACGCCGGCGAGCAACACGGACATCACCGCGGCGGATTACGACCAAGTCGGGACGACTAAGTTCAATGCCGGTCTCCAGAACACTTCAGTCACCACTGGGGCGATCAACACCATCTCGCTCAATGACTCGGGAATCGCCGCAGTGAGCAAGACATCGATCACGAAGCTCGGGATGCGGATGGGGTACGACATCGACAACATCAATCCGGGGTATTCCTTCAGCGACTCGGGCATCGGAGGGAATATGCGCTTCGCGGACAACTCCGGGACGGCTTCGGACCCGATCCTCACCGTCACGCACGCCCCGTCGGCTGACATCGCGTCCGTCTCCCCCGTCTCGGTCGCAATATCGGTCCCCGCCGTCACGGCGAAGAACGTGGCGATAGCGAGCGTCGCCCCGGTTTCCGTGGCGCTCTCCGCGCCAGCCGTGACCGCTACGTATGCGGCGGTCATCGCTGCCTCCATCGCTGCGGTCGCCGTGACTCTCTCGGTGCCGGCGGTAACGGCGACGTATGTCCAGGTCGAGACCGCGAGCGCGTCGCCCGCGACTATCAGCCTGTCCGTTCCCGCGGTCTCTGCGGCCTACGTGCAAATCGAGACGGCATCCGTAGTTCCGGCGGAAGTAGCAATCACAGTCCCGGCCGTGACCGCGAAGAATATCGCGACCGCTTCGGCCGCGCCCGTCGTGGTGGCCGTCTCCGTTCCAGCGGTGACGGCGCAAAACGTGGCGACCGCATCCGCGTCCCCAGTTGGGGTGGCGCTATCGGTCCCCGCGGTGACCGCCACTTATCAGGCGGTCATTCCTGCGGCCGTCGACCCGGTCGTCGTCAGCCTGTCCGTTACAGAAGCGGCCGCCACTTATCAGGCGGTCATCGCGGCATCCGTTTCCCCAGCTGCGGTTTCGATCGCGGTGACCACGGCTTCCGCGACCTACATCCAGGTGGAGACGGCATCCGTAGTTCCGGCAGGAGTTTCGATTTCCATCCCCACGATCGCCGGGATATATGTGCAGGTCGAGACTGCTGTCTCGGCGCCCGCAGAAGTCTCCATCGCGATCCCGGCCGTGACCGCGGTTTATGTCTACCAGGCAACCGCGATCGTTTCACCGGCGGGCGTCATTCTCTCTGTTCCCGAGCCGATCGCG